TATTGAAGAACCAGAAACTGATAAGGTTAAAGAAAACAATGGCCATGGTAATAACACCGATGGGCAAGATGACAGTAACCCAGGTAAAGGTTCCGGTGGCCCCAATCTAAATCCAAAAGATCTTTTAGACGAAGACGAGGGGCTAATTGGTAACCACAATGACTCAACGCCTGGTGTAGGAACAAACGATGTAGATTCATTGTTATTTGATCTTATAAAGGGCAATAAACCAGTTGTTATAGCTGATAATACATAATAAAAAGGGGATTAAACATCCCCTTTGTTGAAAATGTGGTATAATGCTCATTAAACTATTTGAGAGTTATTATGTTTAATGTGGTTTCATTCTTTGTTATGTTGATTACGCTGTTCACTCTATTGTGCGCACTATTTCTGAATCTTTCATTAAAACAACGTATACACTTGGTACAATGTTCAGCAAGTCTTTTGATGACTAGCTGTTTAGTCAGTGGTGCGTTTCTTTTTTATTTTTGAGTTAACATATGACTAAATTTATTTCAGACGAAGATAAAATTTACAGTGAGTTTGAAACCTTTATGGAAACCACATACCCAGAGTTTTTTAAACATCAACTGTATGGTGGATTCTCTATTGGAATCGGTTGGTTTCAACTTTTGCGTGATCTATTTGCTAAAATCAATGAGTATGTTGTATCAGAGAGAAACAACGGAAATGTCATTGAAATGCGTGTTGCACAAATAAAAGAAAAGTTTGGAGAACTTCGTGTATACGTTGATGGTGCAGACGATCATATTGCTCATCTGATACGCGAAGCTGAAAAAGTTGCATATGCAACATGTGAACTCTGTGGTAAACCTGCCACACATACTAAAAAAGGTTGGCTGCAACGACTGTGTGATGGTCATGCTAAATCTTAAGAAAATTTCAACTGTGGTTGTTACATTGCTTGTATGTTGTGTTACAATATATGTCTCTAGCAAATTGTTGGGGTAATTATTAAACCCTAAAGTAAATACGTTGTGTTAATTATTTTTGAATGAAGGAGTTTACATGAACCATACTGCATATGATGTTCGTTTAGTTGCTACGCAAGTTAACCGAGCAAGATTTAATGACATTTTTAGTGCAATTGAACAAGCTGCTGAAACAGGTGCATATCAACATATTGTTCTTACTAAGAAGCTAAAGCCTATTGAGTTAGACAATCTGTCAAATATGCTTATCAACCTTGGATTTGAAGTCCGGATTGAACCAGCTGAGTTCAAAATGTTTGTAAGTTGGATGGACAAAGAAAAACTGTCTAAACAGTGATTTAATGCGTTTCATTATTACAAATCCCAATGACTTTATCCAGAGTCATTGGTTACATAATAAGTTCTATGAACAGGCAGAAATGTCGTATGCAAAGCAATTTGTACCTGTTTCGCCTGTCATAGTTGATGTTGGTGCCAACGTCGGTAATCATGCTATATTCTTCGATAAAGAATACCAAGCATCAAAAGTGTATGTGTTTGAACCAAATCCAGATGCATATCAAGTCATGCTAATGAATTCAGCACTTAACTATTGTCACTCAATTGACTTTAGTTACTTGGGTGTTATTCTAGGCGATACCAATGGTGTTGCTGAACCAAATGGGTATAGTGCAGATAATATGGGTGATGCAAGCTATACAGTAGGTAAAGGTACTGTAGCAATGGTACCCGGTGATTCTCTGTTTGCAAACATTCACATAGACTTGATCAAGATTGATGTTGAAGGAATGGACAAAGCAGTATTGATGGGCTTCGCTGACACTATCAAAAATAGTAGACCTACAATTTACATTGAAATTCGAGATACAAACGATGCTTGGTTCAATGAATGGATTGTCAACAATGGGTATTCCATTGCAGCGGTCTTGAGTGAATATGAAACATACAAAAATTATTTGATTGTTCCATCTAAATGAGTTTAGTTGTGCTATATTTTTGAAAGGACTTATATCGTACTAGTTGATATACACTTGACTTAAATTTTTAATAACCTTTGAGAAACATTATGAAACCAACCTCAACTTTCAAACTAAGCGGATCTACAAAACGTCTACTAGCAACATTTCCCGATGCTCATGCTCGTGGTCACTACAAGCGAATGATGATTGATGCACAACTAGCTGCTGAAGTCAAAATTTCGACCAAAGACAAAAAAGACTAACTGAAACGTTAGTTATAAGAACCTACTGACTTCAGTAGGTTTTTTGTTGACATTTGAATTCAACTGTGTATAATCTAGACATCTAACAGGAGTTGTTATGTACATCAAAATTTTTGAATTCAATGAGCAAGACGTATGGGAACACGATATTCCCAAAATCAAAGATACGTTTACAATTGATACCGATAAGCTGGTTCAATTTGCTAAAACGAATCCATATGAGTTTGAACATATCAAACCACTCAGTGAATATATTCTGAACAATCGCGATATCTATGAAGTACCACTGCGTAATAGTATCGGTGCCCATCCAGACTGGTTTAGTAAATTCATTGTAGATGATCCAAAAGTATCCATTGTTACTGAATACGCATATGTTGTTTGTGGTTGACACACAAACATGAACTTAGTATACTACCCATTATGATATTTCAACTTCTTAAATTACTGTTCAGTAACAACCAACCAACTGTGTCTGGTCAACGACATTACATAGATGGCGAAATGTATACTGAAGAAGTTCGTAATGGATTTGTATACTTGAAAGATTCTCGTGGGTTCGTTACTATGGTAAAAGACTCACGTGGAATGTATGTGAAAGCAAAATAATGAATATTAAAAACGAATACAATCGAAATACGTCATCTGTTAATTTGAAATCAACACATGACCCCAATTTGTTTGTGCTCAAGTATAAGAAATCTGTGTTCTATAAAGATACATGGAATGATTTCTTGCGTGAGTGTCGAGGCATGGTAGTAGATTCTGACTGGAACATTGTCAGTCTCCCATTCACTAAAATTCACAACTTTGGCATTGAGGCATCTGCACCACATATTGATTCCAATGAAACTGTATTTGCATCTCGTAAAGTCAATGGATTCATGATTGCATGTACGTGGTACAACAATGATTTGTTGTGGTCAACAACTGGGTCTATCAATTCATCTTTTGTTGATCTAGCAACTGACACATTCAACGAATGGAGTAGCGTTCAACAAGCTGCATTCAAACAAGTAATTAAGTCTCGTTCTGACCATACATTTATGTTTGAGTGTGTTCATTCAAAAGATCCACACATTGTTCCTGAAACACCAGGTCTATACTTCATTGGTATCCGACATAAAGATATCCAGTCCAAGGTGTGTATGTTGTCAGAAGATGACAGTAAAACTACATGGCTGAACACTGGTGTAAAAACAGTCGAGACATATACAGTTAAATTGCATGAGTTAGTGGATATGGTTGCAATGTGCAAACATGAGGGGTTTGTGTTTGAGACAACGTCTGGTGAACATCGTGTTTCTAAAATCAAGTCTCCACATTATCTAACTAAAAAGTTGTTGATGCGTGGTAACTGGGAAAAGTTTATCAACAAAGGCAAGAAAGCCATTGCAGAAGAATTTTACCCGCTATACGATTGGATCAACGAAGTCGAGCAAGAGAAATTCTTTATACTTGACGAAATTGCTCGTCGAGAATACATTGAAACTTTTTTCAACAAAACACTGAAAGACTAATATATGAATCTCATTATCATTCGAGGGTTGCCTGGTTCAGGCAAAACAACTTTGGCGTCTGTTATTGCAACAGACAACAACTTTGAACATTATGAAGCAGATATGTTCTTCATTGATGTCAATGGTAAGTACAAATTTGATCGTAGCAATATTCGACAAGCACATGAGTGGTGTCAGACCAGCACCAAACATGCGCTTGCTGAAGGTAAGTCAGTGATTGTATCAAACACATTCACGACTGTTAAAGAGCTGAAACCGTATTTTCAGATGGCAAAAACTGTTGGTATTACTCCTACTGTGTATATCTGTCAGAATGACTGGGGTAGCATCCATGGTGTTCCGGAAGATACCATGATTGCCATGAAGTCACGGTTTCAGTATGATATTAGTAGTTTGTTTAAGGAATTTGAATGATTGAAGTACGTGGTAAAGGCAATAACATTGCAAGGTTAATCAAACACTCAGTTTCTGCGTCAGGTATTGAACTATTGACATGGGAACTTGAGTATTGGCGAGGATGGCATTCTGAGAATATGACACATCGTATGCTCAGTAAAAACTCATCTTCGACTCGTGCTATTCCAATTAGCAAAGCAATTGATTTGATCCGACAAAATCCAGGTATGCCAATTCACTGGGGGTTAAACAATCCTGGTATGCAAAGCAACGTGGAAATGGATGTATATCAAGCGTCTATTGCAAAGACCAAGTGGTTGGAAGCAATGGAAAGTGCTATTTCATTTGCAATTGAGTTGTCGGATAAGAATGGTATTAATGGACATAAGCAATGGGTTGGTCGACTGTTGGAAGCATTCTCATGCATGAAAGTTGTTCAGACTGGTACAGAGTTTAGTAACTATGATGCTTTGCGTGACCACAAAGATGCACAACCAGAATTTGCAGATCTTGTTCGATGCATGAAGAAAGCAAAGGCACAATCAACGCCTGATCTCCTCAAGGCAGGTGAATGGCATCTACCATATATTACAACAAAACGCATTGATGGTAAACTGACGTATTGGGCATCCGATGATACACAGATTGATCTTGATACAGCAAGAAAAGTATCGGCATCATGTTGTGCTCAAGCATCGTATCGAAAACTAGACGATACTCTGGAAAAAGCATTGGATGTTTATGAGAAACTAAAACTTGATGGAACTTCCGACTCACCAAAACATGCTTCACCTGTAGAACATCAAGCAACACCAATGGATTCAGACAACATTCCATTCAACCCCAATACATGGGAGAATGGTGTAACGCATGTTCGCCGTGATGGGTCTTTATGGTCTGGTAATTTTAGAGGTTGGATACAACATAGACAGCTAATTCCAAACGAAGCTGTTTGGTAAAAATAAACCGCTCTAAGAGCGGTTTTTCTTTGTGCGTAGTACCTAGATATCAAAGTTAAAGAAAAACCCGCGACAGCGGGTTCTCGTAATGAATAGCAGTATTAAAACTCGTCTAAGTCTCCTGCCATTTGTTTCATACCTTTAGTTGCAAAATATTTTAGCATAGTCATTTTGTTTCCAATAGGCAGTACATTGTATTCATTGATTACTGCCTTCTTTATTTTTGTTGGTACAAACCCAAGCGCAATCAATCTTGTATTTTCAATGATTCGTTCGCGCGTAGCATCATCTGGTGCTGCATCTATCATGTTCTTTGCTTCTAACAGTGGCTGCATCTTTTTTTCAGTTGCTGGTTTTTGACGGATGCCAGAAACAAATGCGTCCCTGGGTGAGAATACATTAGGGATACCATCACCTGTATCACCAGTCAAAATCAGTCGACGAAGATAGAGTTTTGCACTCATTTCCAGTTTCACAAATTTTTTAGTGAATGGATTGAAGTGTCTGATGTTTGGATGAGTCAAAAGTTGGCTCATGTCTTTGTCACGTGATACAATAACCGTTTTCTCTGGAGAATCATCTAACAGCCCAACCAATGGTTCCGTTCTTTCCCACGTAGACAGAATGCCTATAACATCATCTGCTTCGGCACCAGGCACCTTTACAATCTTGTATGGGAATGCCTCGCGAAGATCTTGTAATGTAGCATCCATGTATTTGTGAATCAAATGCCATGGAATATCAGACTGCTCTCTGTTCTTCTTTCGGTTTGCTTTGTAATGTTCAAATACCTCAGTCCGCCAATATGGTGATGAATCACATGCAATGACTACCTCACCATATTCTTTGTGGAACATTTTCTTATAGTTCTTGATCGTTGAGATGATCACATGCCGAATTAAGTTTTCAATGTGTGCTTCATCTTTCTTAAGATCCTCCATGAAACCAGTAATGGCAGCAATTGATACTCCGCTGTAGTCAATTAATATCATTGAAATTCCTTTAATGCTTTTATAGTGGACTCGATGTTGGTGTGATGAATAGGACTGCCACCTGCCTTGAACCATCGTTCAATATTTCCAGGGTGATCATCAATTAGGATATGACGACAATTTGGAAACTGTGCAATAACATCTTGTTTCAACTTAGATTTTGTAATGATAGTTCGACATGCTTGTGCTAGACCTAGATGTTTTGCAACCCACTGTGTCTTTTGTTGTCGACAATCTTCATCAAACTGACCAGTATAAGGCTCTGGTGTTGCGCTTAGAACTATTGGCGATTCACTTGTTTTTAGAATCTCCTCGTATAGTGTCTTATAGTGACTCAATGGATTCAAGTCTACCCAAAACGTTGGATGGTTCTTACCAATGTCATCCCATAGATTATCAATAACAGTTTTATTGTAATCGCTGCGTTCTTTGGGGAACTTAAAATTGAATTTTTCCATTAGACCACGTTCAAGGTCTACCATGACACCATCCAAATCAATCCATACTATATTTTGCATTTAAATACCTCTAAAGGGGAAATTATGAAAGACGCCATACAAGACGCATACGCTGATATTATAACACAAGAACTTGAAGAAGGTATCATTCGAAATACGCTTGCAGCAGCTGCGATTGTTGGTGCAGCAGCAACTGGTATTCATATGATGGACAATTCTCCAACCCCAACACCTGTTAAGTTACAACAAGCAGCAAAGAAAGATTTCAATTTGCCACATGAGCATTTACTCAAGACAGTAACTGATAAGTTTAATATTGATCATGATAAGGCAAATCACATAGTGGAACTTGCAAAGAAGTACAGTCACCCAGTATTTCCTCAAGCTCATCACATTCTAGCAATTGCTGGCATTGAATCCAGTTTCAATGATAAAGCAAAAAGTAAGTTGAAGTTTGATCCAGCAGTTGGATTAATGCAAACACGGCCAAAAGTTTGGGGAATTAATCCCAAAGAACTGTCTACTGCTGAAGGACAGATCAAACACGGTGCGCATATACTAAATCACTATTACGAAAAGACTGGTAGTGTAGAGTCAGCAGTAGCATCATACAATATTGGTTTAACAAATCACCTACGCGGAAAGCAGCATAGCGCTGCTCACCGGTATATAACAAAGTTTAAATCAGAACTTAGTCGTTACGCTCCGTCTTGAGTAGTGTATCAACCAACGTCTCGAAGTCTGAGTCCACAGCAAGAACTTCGGAGTAGTTCTGAGAGTGGTATGCATTTGCAAAACGAGTCATTAGACGTTTTGGAATTTTAAACTTATCAAATAGATCGGCATGTGCTTCTTTCTGAAATGACTTTTCAGCTTCCATGCGAGTCTTTGACGCCGAGATTTCTTTAACAACATCCATGATATGTTTGCGATCCGTTGGATTGCTAGGCATTACAAAACCAACAGGTTGTTTGCCATTGTTATCAAAATTCAATTCATCCATTTTCATTTCCTTTCAGTTAAAAATCAAATAAAACCAAATGTGCTACGTGGTTTGTTAGGCACATCATTTCGTTTAGCTGCAAATATTTCACTTACTGTAAACTTATCGCCGTCTGGTACTTGAGTACCAACTTTATCACATAATGTAGTTGCTTCAATTCTAGAAAGTTGTTTGAATTCCATAATATCAAAACATCTTCCTGGACGAGTTAATGCACTATCTATATCCGATACATTTGGCAAATTGGTGCTAAACACAATCTTTTTATTGGTAAACCCCATCAACCCATCGCCCATGTTTAGAAACCTAGCCATCATACCATTGCCATCTTTTCGAGGCAACAACAAACTATCTGCGTCTTCTAATACCAAAAACATATCATCTGACTCTAACCAATTAACAAAGAATGCATCTTGAGCAAGAATCTTCTCATGGTACGTCAATGTAGCAGATTTCTTGGCATGTGATAGCAGACCACGAATAAACGTAGTTTTACCAGTACCTGGTGGTCCAATCAGCACCAAAATATTAGCAGAACTTTTTGTGTACCTATCATAATATGAATCAAGCGATTCATTTAGAAATGGGTACATCTCTTGCATCGGTTGATTGACATTGTTAATAGGTAGTGTCATGTGCTCTAGATATTGTTCATCATAAACCCATCGAATATAACAAGGATTGTTTGAGAACTGTTGGTTGATACGTTCAACCATCTCAGCAACCGCTGTAGGTTCCCCTATGAATGTCAACCTAGTTGCCCAATTTCGGTCTTTCATGCGAAAAGCAGTTGCACCGTCAATTGATACACCAATTGTTTGCTTTGGTGAATCTTCACTGATTACATAAAACTGAGTCAACCATTTGCAAATCTCTGTGTGGTCTGAATTGATGTCAGTATGTTGACTAATGGTATTAAATTTGCGTTGAAGTCGATCAATGCAAAACTTGCTGATGATAAAATCGTCTATGCTATCTGTTGAATAGTGGATATCTGGAGCATGGACACTGCTCAATAAGTGATTGCTAAAAGATTTCATGTTTAATTCTTACTTTTGATGTAATGGTGAATGTATTCATTTACGATTGGACATTCATCAGTTGATAGTGATGTATGCGTTGTTCGTCCACAGATTATGTTATACGATATAACAGTTGTTAGTGCAGCCAACTCTTTGATTGCTCGTTGGTTCTGGTGCTTCTTTCCAATGAGAATCAGTTTGTTATAATCCATTGGGCGCCAGAACCTATGTTTGACACGAAATGCAAATGATTGCATATTCTTTGCAAACTTAGATGTTTCTTCATCAATTTGAAGCTGAATACTATCGATGTCTTTATTCAACGATGTTATTTTTTGCAACAAAAATGTATGGAATTCTATGTTGTCAACTTCTATCAGCATGTATACTCCACGTATTTTACACCATATGCAGCAATTGCTGACTTGCAAACTGCACATGGTTCTGCATTAGCAGGGTTTCCTTTAGAATCAAATCGTTCAACTAATATCTTATGAATATCAGAGCTAGTAGATTTGATCAATGCATCGATCTCTGCATGTAAAAAAATCTTTTCATTGAGACCTACTTTGCAAGCAAAGTACGCTTGCAAAGGATGAGTTTTCTTGTAGTTATTATGACCAACTGAGAGGACTTTACCTTTCTTATCATAACACGTTGCAGTAACTGAGAATTGCTTTCGACGTTTTGCCATTTTACTGATTTATAATCTTTTCTAGAGTATCTGCTTCATCTTGGTCATACCGGATACCAGTATATCGAGGAAGAAACATTGATTTCTTGGTGCTTGTTTTTGCATCAATAATCTCATTATACAATACATCTATAAGTTTTCCAACAAAATAATCAGGAGATTTTTCCCTATCAGCTGCACTTAGACCAGAACCAATAGATGCCTCAAGCAATCCATCCTGTGATTCACACTCCAACGACCCAATCAGATGCTTATGTTTTTTGTGTGGTTTAACACCAATACAAACCAATGTTGCATCTCGTATTTCTTTGAGCTTCAGCATATGCACAGAACGTCTGTTTTCCCATGGCATATTTTTTGGTTTAACCATTGTTCCTTCTAGTCCCATTGCGATATTTTTCTTGTTGTATTGTAGTACATCAACAATTCGAGAAAAGAACTCTGTTTCGATCATTGATACTCGATGTGTATCAAATACAGAAGTTGACATCAACTGTTTTAGACGTGTTTCATACGGTGTATCATCATATCCAGATATCCACTTATTATATGAAATCATGTCCCATAGAACAATATGGAATGACAATGCTTCCTCTTTACTCAGTGTTCCACGAATTGATTTATTGAAAATTCCATTTCCTGTTTTTCTATCTTTGAATTGACCTTGTTCATCTACAACCAATAGTTCACCGTCAAATACAAAATTTGGGTACTGTGAAAAGATTGAATCAAAGATACCAAACGTTTCAACTGGATTGCCATTGCGTGAATAGATAGAAACATTATTCGATTCATCAACTACTATTTGAACTCGACCACCATCTGCCTTTACCTGAGCAATAATAGCGTTTTCGCCATCGGGTACATTGTCAGCGGTTTTGTCATTGTAAGACTCTGCTTTCATGCATGGAAAAACAGGCACCAAATTATCCCAACAATCATTTACTAATGCATTACCTACACCGCAACATGCATCGCGATTGATCATATTTTTCAATATGACTTGGTCATTAGTTGTCAGCGATTCCAGAATTTTGTTTAGGTACTCACGTGCAGCATTACCTGTCAACTTTCTACCATTAAGTGTTGATACAATGTCATCAATAGTTTCAGTTGTTAATTCATTGATGCCACTTCCATTGGGTAGTTTATCTACCTTAATGAAATAGTTATAAAATGGATATAGCGTAGCATGAAAATATTTCTTGAGATCTTCTTGATTCTTATGTGAATATAGAATCTGTTTCTTTGCATTTGTGCTAGGCTCTGCAGCCAACATGCTGATAATATCTGATAATTTAGTCATACTGCCTCACTTGTTAAGAAACCAAAATACAAGTATCCACAATGGAATAGATTTTGGTGAAATTAGGATTGCAAATGCATACCCTGTTTCATACCCAATTTTATAGAGTAGATGTTTCATTTGACTGATTCCAACAGTATCCGTTCAATCTGCTTAAAGGTATCACTGCTGATGTTGATCCACTTAGTCTTGCCTTTATCGCTGGTAATTGCTATACGGAACTGACCATTCTCGCCACTTTCGATAGGCAACGGTGCAACATAAAGCATTTCATTTGAAATTGTAATGTAATTAGCAGTATTGTGGGGCATATGTATCTCTAACAAATTGTTGTGATATGAATTATACACTATTTTTGATATTAAATACAAAATAGATTAACTTTTTGAGGATATAGAATGCGTCAAGAACGTCTGAATGATAAAACCATTACTTTATATGAGATTCTTAAGCAAGCAAATGAATCCGAAACTCCAGTTGCTTCAATCAAAGAACATATTGCAAAAGATTCGCGCATAGCAACTGTTCTAGGATATTCATTGAATCCATCATGGAAGATGCCACTACCAGCTGGTATTCCACCATATATCCCAAGTCAACATCCACTCGGCATCGCACCGTTAGAAATTTTGAAGACTCATAATAAACTATACATTATGTATAGTCGAGATACCAAACAATATAAGAAAGAAGAGATTTTTATTCAGTGGCTTGAAGATATGGCCCCTGAAGAAGCCGAACTAATGGTTAGCATCAAGGACCAGACATTACCCAGTCACTTTGATAAACTCAATCTTGATGTTTACCTTGATGTTCTTGGTTGGTCTCGTCAGCAGTATCAGGATTTGCTTGCGAAATCAGCTTCTTTACCTCAAGTCTAACATCTGGGTCAGAAACTGATAGTCTAATTGAGTCATCATTTTCCATTACTGAAAGTAATAGATCTTGAAGAACAACATTCTGGCCTAGAAATTGATTGCTATTGGAATACGCTAGGTATACGTCCTGGTGTTTTTCAATAGTAACTGTTCTTGGGTCTGGTACATCATCATCTAATTGCATAACAGATGCTATGTATCTATGGATAACAATCACATGCGCGATGTATCCAATAACAATACCACCTACTAATGCTAGAATTATTTCCATGTTGGATTGCTTTCGGTGGATTCAGTATGTGACTCAACATTTACGTCAGTTGATTCAGTTTCTTTTCGCTTTTTGCTACCAAAGATACGATCATAACCATCACTGTATGCATCGTTATCTTGTGCTTTGCGTGGTTTGCTACCTTTGCCTGCTTCTGCTTGTTTTGCCATAATATGCTCTGTGTTAAATGTTTAAACTTGTTCTACAACAACACCACGTTTAATAAGAAGATCTATGCCAGACCTATCTCGATACTGGTGTCTATAGACTAGATTGGATATGTTGGCACCAGCCAACATCCTGGCGCACTTCATGCATGGTGCATGTGTTAGATATATAGTAGCACCATGTAGACTGCGTGTTGACACTGACATCTTAATCATTAAGTTTTCTTCTGCATGAAGAACAGTATCAAGAGTAAATGTAGAACCATCTTCGTTTACGCCCTCACACTGATTGCTTTCACCTGGTAGTGTACCATTGTACCCAAATGCAAGAATGTTTGATTGTGTACTATCGACAGCAACTGCACCTACTTTAAGTCTATTTGCGTGTGAAAGGGCCGCAGCCCCTTCAGCAACACTCATATAAAATTTATCAAATTTTGTCATTGTTACATATTGCTATTTGAGCGAACCGTTTGGAAATCGACGTCTCGGATCAGCTTGCCGTCACGATACACTTCATCCAGGGATTCTTCCCAAGCACCTGTACCATAATCACTCCAACCTAATTGAGGTGTGACATCTGAGCGATACTCTTTACCACTTTTGAACAATGTAACACGACCTTTCTTGGACTTCTTTCCGCTATCAGTAATAGGGTCTTTTTGAACATCTCGCCATTCACCATCAATGCAGACAGAGCTGCATTTCATTGCAAATTTTTGAGTGTCACGATCAATAGCTTGCAACAAAGCGCCGCCCATGCCAAATGCTATGTTATCAGCACTCCATCCCAGAGCCATGAAAGCTCCTAGAATGCTTCGAATCGTGAGTTCATTAACACCATCCCCTTGGATTAGACGAACATTGTTCAGAACTTTGAACCCTTTTGTGTTTGTAGTGTACCCAAACTTCTGTCCGAGTATTTCAATCAGCTTACGATTGACTTCAACTGGATCACCGCTATCAGGACGAATAACAACAGTAGCACCGCTGTCAATGACCATTTGACGAAGCTCAGAACCCCAGAGTTTTTCAGCGGCATTGTAGATATCATAACTATCACTAACAACAGCCAAAATAGATCCTGGCTTAGCAAATTGACGAACCATGTTTTCATATGCTTTTACTTCATTGTCACGGCCCCAACTAGTGATAGTGCTATGTTCGCTCGCAGGGATTGAGTACCCAGCAACACCAGCGTTGTAAAACTCACGAGCGAACAGCAAACCACTAATGGTATCAGTTCCCATGAAGTTAACGAGGTGCGCGGCTCCACCAATACCAGCAGACTCCATGCTAGACACGCCCCGAGCGCCAAAATCATGCAGCTTAAAATCAATAAGAGAAGGATCACCTGTTTTCTCCAAAAATCCTTTGATTACTTGTTTGATGTGCCATGATTGCGTTGCCACAGTCGTAGGGTACCAAATAGCACGAAGTATAGCAGTTTCAAGATATGTTGTAAGCCAGAAGCACTTGGGATCAGTGTTCTCGATTGTTGCCAAAACATTTTTAGTGGGTATAACCGCCCCCTCGGGTGCCGCTTTGATAACAACAGGAAGATACCCATTGTGTTCACGTAGAATGTATTCCCAACCTTCACGATTAAAGGGTTCGCCGTGGGCTTGGATTATATCAGCGGCAATATCAATATCAGCTTGGGTGATCGGACGAGTGAGATATTGTTTAATGAATGCTTGAAGTCCGAAGAATACTGTTCGGTCATATTTGCCACCTCGTGATTCAATGTAGCTATACACTCCAGTAGTTCCTTCTGGATACTGCCTGTGCATTGAACACTTGTACGAGTCTGTGTTGAGAATGATGTTGTTTGAAAGATTCATTGTAAGCTCCTTACAGTTGTTAAAAATTAAATGTATTGCAATTGTTTTTGAGACAATGGTGCACTGTGTTTCGGGACATCTTGGACAACCCAATCCCGAATCTGTTTAGCAATCCCTTCACGGAAGGTACTACGAAACTTCTTTGTCTTCAACAATGCTACTATGGATTTCATGATGTCATTGTTGAAGTTGAATGCCTTGAACAACTTACGGTACTGTACATATGTGATATTACACACTGTAGCAGCAACTTTCTGTTCTTGACGTTCACGTATCAACAAAGCAGCTTTCTTTGCACGAGCTGCTTTGCGAATTTTGGATTCTTCTGCTTGATTCCATGCTTTATACTTGCTCTTAATTTCGTCTGATGCATCTACATCACTACCATAACATGGGTATGACCACCCGCGAGTTGTTGCAAACATAATAGTGTTTGCAGACTGTGTTTCTTCATTCCAGACAACCATAAAGAAATCGCTATCATCATACATATTACGTTCATATTGATATACGCACATACCAACATGCGTCAAGTAAACAGAGTATGAACCTTTCTCTGTTTTATGTTCTTGATGCAATGGGCAGTATTCGCCTTCACGGATAACATTTTCAGAACCATAACCAAGATTTACAATTGCCATGATGTGTTTCCTTGTGAGTCTTTATTATACCACAGTATCACGCAATGTCAATATCACCAGTGACGAATTACACCAGCAACAATGAAACAATTTGTAATGAAGTATGAAAGTACAATGCATGTCCGAATGATTGCAACTTTATCTGCTTCAGTGTCTGTTGTTCCAGCCTTTTCACCTAACGATTTTGCCCACAGTCGCCACATATCATTTTGCTCGATATTCAGTGTAGAGCATGTCCCACACCTGTTCAATTATTCTTGATGAGATTGCATCAGGGTGATCATTAGAATAATCCACCCCATCAATTAAATCAGGAGTCCATGCTTTTGCCCACAACAAAAACTCATTTCGAATGCTTCTACCAAGAGTATGATGTAACGTAAAAAGTTCATCACGAGCAACTGACAAAAGGTCGTTCACGGATTCAATATCAGATTTTAACTTATTTGCAACAATAGTTGCGATTTCAAATTCACTCATACTCATTTCAAATATATTGCTGGAATTGGTTTGGCTCCGGTCATGGTAGAAATAATATCTGCATGATCATCATAAAGGTTTTCGTAGTTTAATGCATCTGCAATGTCTACCCATTTAACTGCTGCGGCGTCATCTGCACCGTTAGCACGAGGAGGTTTTCCATCTGCGTCTGGTTGAATCTTGATCAAAACAGCCATGGTATTACGAGGAATACCAAAACTACGATTAGGCGAATCAAACAGTTGTGTTTTAACTACATTACCACGTAGAACCTTTTCAGGTACCCGAACATTTGTTTCCTCTTGGAGCTCACGAATTGCACAATCTAGAAACGTTTCTCGTTGATTGCGGAACCCACCTGGAAGCGCCCACGAACCACGACCTGGCGCAAACTTACGTTGAATCAACAGAACTTTGCCCTGGCATACCAGAACCGCGTCCGAGCAGTTGAAGTTCAATGTTTCTGGAAAAGGATAGTTCTTGAACAGTTCCTTTTCTTTCTGATAAAAGTCCCAGTCAGCTTGAACATCGGCTGGCATTTGACGGTCTCTAGCATGAAACCAACCTTCTCGAATGGCAGTGGCATTGACTTGATATTGTGACTCAATGCTACGGAACTGCCATTCAGGAAACCAATTGAGATAATCATTTCCTTCCTTCATGTGACCAAACATGATAGTATTACTTGATGGTGTAACTGTTTTTACAGTTGTTTTAACATCAGATATCCACTGCTCGTCATTGTAACGATGGTCATTAAGAGGATGTAGGCGATAATTCTTGATACCTGCTGCATCAAGGTTCACACGAAGCATTTCTTTTCGTTCTTCGTAAGTGAAGGGATTTTTGATTGATCGACATTGATTTGCCGAACCTACTAGGATGTGTAGGGTTTTTACTTGTGATGATGCAATACCCAATGCATGGATATGACCTCGATGAACGGGCTGGAAACGCCCAATGAAAATTCCGTGACTCATAATCGAAACTCCTTCGATATTAATAAATTGGTATATGTATTTACGCTTAGAAGAATGTTGGTCTAGCAACTGCACGCGTCAGTGACATCAGACCTTTCTTCATTTCCATTTTACCATCTTCTAACCATTTTTGACATTCAGCGTCAATGAATTCTTTGGTGTGATCATTCAGATCAACATGTTCTTTAACATCATATACAACAGCCTCAATGAGTGGACCTAGAGCCTTGATTCGATTCATTAGGTCGATTTCCTGTTGATTGAGTTCACGATATCCAGAAATCTTTCGATGTTGATTTTCCATTTTTAATCCTTGAGATTATTCAGTGTTGTAAGAACCACACCATAAACCTTTGAGTGAATCTTGTTGTATTCGATTTCATAAAACCTAGAAATCATCAGCGATTTCAGGTCAGTAATAGATTTATCAAATTCATCAGATGAATACATGAGGCTTGTTGAATAACCAAGTTCAGTCTTGATATGGTTGATGAGTTGACTTGTTCTGATTTTTGCTTTTTCTTTACAATCTTGTTCGAGTCTCTGCTCAATCGATTTAAAGATTTCAGAAGAATAAATCTCTTGATCTTCCATGATATTTTCCTCCATTTTACTCACTACATACGATAGGTTCTGAGCAATCTCAGAAAACGTTCCCGCCTCTGGAATCCTTGCCTTCATATTATGAACCATTGCTGTTTTCAATGCATCATTGAGAGCAATGTACATTTCAGAGGTAAATTTTATAAACATCATTTGGCTCCATAAGTCTGAAATGTTCCGCCACAATAACACTTGCTGTACTGTAGATCAAGCATAGGAGCCTTTCTACCACAATTTGTACAATATGCTCGTTTTTGTTCTTTCAGAGCAGCTTCTTTGAAACCAGAAGACTGTTTCGTTACTGGTTTAGGTTGCTTTGATTTGTATTTTGATGACATTAGACCAACTCCCAACCAACAGAAGAACAATAATATGCAACACCATTTACTGCAACAACATCACCGACAGAAACAGACCGGATTCGACCATACTTGACTTCTCGTTCTGCTTGACGAGATGGGTTGTTGGTTAGGTCAAACACTTCTTCTGCGGCTGCTTCGCCATCATAATATTGATCGATATCAAACTTCGCAACAACTTCGTATTGGTTGAAATGCTGATTGAGAAATTGTTGTTTTGAATGGAAGATAGCATCAACCATTGCATTCGATGGGAAGTGGAATACTGTAATGTTTGTCATGATAAGATTATACCATAGGAAATCACTC